GATAAGGAAGAAATATGGCATTTCAAATATTAGAATTAGGTACTGCTGCAGATGACGGTACAGGTGACAGTCTTCGCGTAGGTGGTGATAAAATCAATGATAACTTTATTGAATTTTATACTGCACTAGGTGATGGTGACGGTATATCTACTGGTATTAGTGCTTCTGCAAGCGTAATTGCATTGACAAATCCAAATATAGGCGGCGTTGTTGCTGGAACACAAACCTCTGCTACTATTACAACTCTCGCAAATACTACTTTAAATACTACTACGGTAAATGCTGGTACGGCAACTATAGCTGCTGGTTCTATTACAGATAGTTCTGGTGCAATTACTTTCGTTAATGAAAACCTAGTGACTACTGGTACATTGGGTGCTGGTGCATCCACATTAGGTGCTTTAGGTGTTGGAGCAATAACAACAACTGGAGCATTTAAAGGTGCAGATGGTTTTACGATTGGTAATGCATCTGTTGCAGCTATAATGACTCTTGCATCTACTGGTATTGTAACATTCGTTGATGATATAATTTTAAAGGATGCTGCAACAATTGGTGTTGCATCCTCTACCTCAGCAATAACAATTGCTTCAACAGGTATAGTAACTTTTGTAGATGATATTGTTTTAAAAGATGCGGCAACGATTGGTGTTGCAAGTTCTACTTCTGCCATAACAATTGCTTCGACAGGTATTGTTTCATTCATAGATGATATAGCAATTAAAGACGGTGGTACAATTGGTAATGCAACAACTGCGGCCGCAATAACAATTGAAGCAGATGGAGACATAGTATTATCTGATGATTTATATATAAGTGGTGGTCTTATTGATCTTAAAAATGAAGGCTCTGTATCACAACTTAAATTTTATTGTGAAAGTTCGAACGCACACGCACAAACATTACAATCTGCACCACACGCTTTAGCTAGTAGTGCAGTATGTGTATTACCAACTCTATCTGGTACTTTGATTGGGGACGGTGATACAGGAACATTACCTTTGGTTGCAATAGATATTGATGGTGGAACAGATATTGGTGCAGACTTAGCAACAGCAGATTTAATTATAGTAGATGATGCTGCTGGTGGAACAAACAGAAAAGCTACTTTAGCAAGAGTAATAACATTAGTGCAAGCTAACATAGATGACCCTGTTGCTTTGGCACTTGCACTAGGATAAGTGTTATAAATAGTTGAGAAACGGAGATTAGAATAAAATGGCAAATACATTTAAGGTATTCACAATAGCAGATGTTGCGATAGATAGTGGTACTTTTAGTACTTTATATACGTGTGCAGGCTCAACAACAACTGTTGTTTTGGGAATGAACATCTGTAATAAGATTGCAGCTGAAAGGGACGTTACAGTAAAACTTACAAGTGATACTGCTAATAGAACTGCTGCTAACAATGCTGCAAATGAATCAGTATCTCTTTTAAATGAAGTTGCTATCCCAGCAGATTCTAGTTTAGAAGTATTTGCTGGTCAAAAGATAGTTTTAGAAACAACAGACGTAATAACAATTGGTGCGAGTGTTGCTAGTTCACTGGATGTAACATTAAGCGTGATGGAGATAACATAATATGCCGTATCTTGGTAATGAACCCGGCGCAATTACTGATGCCTTTACTGATACCTTTACTGGAGATGCATCAGCAGTAGCCTTTACGTTAACACAAGCATCAACTACTAATTCTGTTTTTGTCAGAATACATGGTGTAATGCAACGTAATGGAACTGATTTTAATGTAGATGGAACCACGATAACTTTCACTACAGCGCCTCCTGCTGCTTCAAATAATGTTGTAGTACAATTCTTTACGATAGGTTCAGTCCAAGCAGTTGCTGACAATGCTATAACACTAGCAAAACTTGCTGGTGGAACTGATGGAAATATAATTAGTTTTGATGCTTCGGGCAATCCTGTGGCTGTAGCTACGGGTAATGATGGTCAAGTTCTTACGAGTGCTGGTGCTGGTGCCGCTCCTGCTTTTGAAGCCATACCTGCTGTAACTGCAGGAGCAATTTCGGAGTTAACAACTCAAGCAACGGACAGTGGTACAGCTTTCAACTTCGCAATCTCAGCTGGTGCGAAACGTATCATAGTTATATTTGATTCAGTATCCTTGGGTGGTGGAGCAGCACCAGAGGTGCAAATAGGCGATGCTGGCGGTCTTGAAACTTCGGGTTATGCTGGTGTTGTTCGAACTACTACCGCAGTAGAAGGCTTTAGCAATTCCTTTAGAATATGTAAAGATGGCGAGGCTGATGATGGCCGGGCATTTTCAGGTTTTATGACAATAGTTCCGCTCGAAGGGTCAAATGTAAGATGGGTTGCTCAAGGCCTCAGTACCGCCACAAGTGGTGACATTTGCTCCTTCTATACAGGTGCTAAGACCTTATCAGCTGCGTTAACTCAGCTCACAGTATTAGGTGGTACTTTTGATCTTGGCCAAGTTTCGGTAACAGAGGAATTAGTTTAATGAAAAAGTACATTGCAATAGTTTCTGTCTCTGGAGAGAACGTAACAAAGTATCAAGATTTTGATAATGAGAATGCTGCAAAAGCACACGCTACTAAGTATGGTGGATTTGCCCAAGAAAGTGTAGGGGATTACATTAAATATTACAAAGTTGCAGACGAAAAAGCTACGTATAATTCTGACAAAATTACATCTGATAAACTAGCTATGGCATGGTCAACTCTGAGACTAAAAAGAGATGAAAAAATAGCAGAATCAGATTACATGGGTAACTCTGATGTAACTATGAGTGATGCATGGAAAGCTTATAGAAAAAAACTTAGAGACTTGCCTGGAACACTAGATGATACAAAAGTACTAAAAACAATTACATGGCCAACTGAGCCAAGTTAAAATAAGACGGAGAATAATTAGATGACTGTAACCAAAGCAAATGCTGATGTCCTAGACTTAACTGACGCCTATGCCTTTTCTGGTGCTGTTACTGGTGCTGGAACTGCTGGTGGGCATGAATTTGTATCTAAAGTTACTGCTAGTTCAAGTTCTACATTACAGTTTACAAATATGGTAGCGGGGTATGATTACTTATATATATTCAAGCACGTATTACCTGCAACAGATAATACAACTCTTTCGGGTGTTCTTGGTATAGCAGGTCCAACATTCAGAACATCAACGTATCTAGGATTTAAGTCATCTATCAGTGCGAATACAAACCAAAACGGTGCGGAGACTGCAAAAATCCAAGTCCACTTCCACACCCAAGGTAATGCTGATAGAGAAGCATTAAGTGGTGAATTGTTATTACTTGATCCAGTGGCCACAACTAAAACAGATTGGTTTGGTTTTAACCATTGTGCAAATCCAGATTACGGCAAAGAGATGGGTTATACCCAAGGATTTTACAATGCAGATGAAAGTCACACATCAATAAAGTTTTCTTATGCTAGTGGTAATATAGCTAGTGGAGATTTTTTACAATATCGGAGGCCAAACGCATGAGTAATTTTTTAATAGTAGGAGATTAAATTGACACGATACCACTCAACTGTAGATGGCAACGTAGCCTTCACAGCAGAAGAAGAAACAGCCAGAGATGCTGAAGAAAAAACTTGGAATGATGCCGCTCCTGATAGAGCTTTTGATGAGCTCAGAAATAAAAGGAATATGTTATTAGCACAATCAGATTGGCGTGCAGCTGGAGATTTAACAATTAGTGATGAGTGGAAAGCCTATAGAAAAAAACTGAGAGATTTACCAGGCACATTGAACGATGCAAAAGTAGTAAAAACAATAACTTGGCCAACTGAACCATCATGATAAAAATGGAGAATAATAAATGCCATATCTAGGAAGAGTACCAACAGGAGTAGGTTCCGTAACTGAGATTGATGGTGACTTAAAAATTACTGGCCAGTTAACAGCCAATGATACTCTATTCAAAATGATAATGGATACTGCAGC